CTTGGTTATGAATCTGTAGGTTCTGAGTACAGGAGAGACTTAAATGGGTAGCTGTTTTAAAAAGAAAGCTCAAAAAACTAGAGCAAAAAAAATTGTTAAGGGCAAGCCGCAAAGAGGTACAACTCGTACAGTAAGACCAGAACCTCGACCGAATACTGCAAGTTTTGAAACGCTGCAAGCAAGAAATCCTGCATACCAAGCACAGCAACGTAATAAAGCTAGAAGAAAAAAGAAAGCTAAACAAGCTGCTCTTAGAGACGCAACTACTACTGGTGATGTTGATACAGTTACAACTGGTGGTGATAATACTGTAGTAACTGGTGGAGATGATATTACTACATCATCAGGTGGAATTATTGGTGGTACATCCGTAACAGCAGAAAGTATTTACACACGCGATCCAGAAGACGCTATATCAGATCAGGAGAAACTGGCTCAAGAAGAACTAAGACGACAAAGAATAAAACGAGCTAGAGCAAAACAATCTTTGCTTAGAAAAAGATTAGAAAGAACTCAAGAAGTAGGTTCTGGTCGTAGAGTTTTGTCTGGATCTGAAAGAGAACTAAACGTACAGACTAGACAAGCAGGAACTGGTAGCAGAGGTGGAGCAGGTAGAAGATCTTTAATTACTGGTTCTACTGGTGGAATCGGATACTATAGTAGGTTCTTATGATACAAAATTCAAAAAAATACTTAGAAAGATACGAGAAAGCAAAAGCGCATAGGCAGAACTTTGTTGATCTTTTTGAAGAATGTTATGAGTTTGCTTTGCCGCAACGAGAATCATTTTTCTTTGAAACAGCAGGACAGCGTAGAGATGATAAGATCTTTGACGAAACAGCAGTAGTTGGTGTTCAAGAATTTGCATCTAGACTACAATCAGGCTTAGTTCCTAACTTTGCTAGGTGGGCTGACTTTACCGCAGGTTCAGAAGTTCCAGACTCTGAGAAAGATTTTATTGAAAATGATCTTGATGAAGTAACAGAGTATGTTTTTGAGATATTACAAAACTCTAACTTTGGACAAGAAGTTCATGAATCATTTATGGATCTAGCAGTAGGTACTGGTATCCTTTGTGTAGATGAAGGCGATGCAATTAATCCTGTAGTATTCTCAGCAATACCATTACCCCATGTTGTTCTTGATACTGGACCTGATGATAAAATAGATCATGTCTTTCGGGAGCGTAAGAATATAAGGAACTCTGATCTCCCTATACTTTATGAAGATGCAAAGTTTGACATGAAGATACAGAATAGAATTGATAGAGATCCAGAAGGCAAATGCACAACCCTTGAGATTATATGCAAAGATTACACAAAACGTAATGAGGAAGCATATCTGTATTATGTAATAGATATGTCTACAAAAGAAGCTATTGTTGAAAGAAAGTTTTCTGGTGTTGGTTCTAATCCATATGTTTGTTTTAGGTGGTCTAAATGTGCAGGTGAGGTGTATGGTCGAGGTCCATTAATCAATGCTTTATCTGCTATTAAGACTACAAACTTAACTATTCAACTTATCTTGGAAAATGCTCAGATGGCTATATCTGGCATTTATCAGATGGATGATGACGGTATTATTAACCCAGATACTATTAATCTAGTTCCAGGAACTATAATACCGAAGTCTCCTCAATCTGGTGGGCTACAACCTATACAAGCAGCAGGAAGATTTGATGTTGCTGATATAGTTTTAGGTGATATGCGCTTGAATATAAAGCGTGCATTATACAATGATATGCTAGGAAATCCAGATAGAACTCCTGCATCTGCTACAGAAGTAGCTGAACGTATGGCAGATTTATCACGCAGGATAGGATCAGCATTTGGTAGACTGCAAGCTGAGTTAGTACAGCCAGTATTACAAAGAGTGATTTACATTCTTAAGAAGCAAGGGCGTATAGAAATGCCAACTGTTAATGGTCGAGAGGTCAAGATACGTTCTGTTTCTCCATTAGCACAAGCTCAATCTAATCAGGATATAACTTCCGTTTCTAGGTTTCTTGAATTGGTTAATGCGTACTTTGGACCTGAGACTACAAACATATTAATTAACTCTGAAGAAACAGCTATTCACCTTGCTAAAAAATTTGGTGTACCTGACACCTTGATTCGTGACGCAGAAGAGCGTAGACAGATAGTTGCAATGATGCAGCAAATGCAAATGCAACAACAGGAACAACAAGCAGGACCACCTATTGCCGCAGAATAGTCACATTGGTTTAGACGGAATAACAAGAAAGAAAACAGAAGAAAATAAGATAAGTCTTAACTTTGGCTCTTTGTTTTCTGAACCTACTGGTCAAGAGGTTCTTAAGTATTTGCGTAGTATAACCATTGAAATGGTAAGTGGTCCTAATATTTCTACTGATGAACTGCGTCATTTAGAAGGTCAACGGTATCTTGTTGGCCTAATAGAGCGTCATATCCAAAGATCACATAAGGTTAAAAACAATGAGTGAAGAAATTCAAGAAACAGAAGCAACAACAGAATTACCACCTCAAGAAGAAAGAGACTTTGTAGTTGCAGAAGATTTAGAAACTAAAACTGAGGAACGTCCTGAGTGGTTGCCAGAAAAATATAAAACAGGTGAGGATTTAGCAAAGGCTTATAAAGAACTTGAGTCTAAGCTTGGCACTAAGGATGTTGATATTAGAAATGAATTATTAAAAGAAATAGAAGAAGAAAGTTTTAAAGACAGGCCAAGCTCTGCCGATGATTATCAACTGCCTGATTTTGTAGATATAGATAATATTGACACAAATGATCCAACTCTTAGATGGTGGGCAGATCATGCTTTTACTTATGGTTTTAGCCAAGAAGAATTTGCTGAAGGATTAGAAAAAGTAATGCAAGCACAAGATTCTTTCTTACCAGATCCAGAAGAGGAAATAAAGAAACTTGGTGATAATGCAAATGCAAGGCTAGAAGCTGTTGATTTATTTGCTAGGCAGTTTTTCCCAGAAGAGTATATGGAATCTATAGAAGATTTAGCTTCTACCGCAGAAGGTGTTAAGGCTTTGGAATTTGTTATAGCTAAACTACAATCTCCTGCAATTGGATCTGATGGTACACCAGTAGGAAGGATTACAGAAGAAAGTCTCCGAGAAATGATGGGAGATGAAAGATATTGGAATCCTGCTAAAAGAAATAATGACTTTGTAAAGCAAGTTGATGAAGGTTTTCAAAAACTTCATAATCAATAAATTTAATTTGTGCGTTGCATTTTAAATAAAATTATTGTTTGAATGGGTCATTACGACCCATATCGCATTGATCGGCCCTGATTGGATACCCGAATTGATATGTAAGAATGGACACTCGTAGCAATCGGAAACTCAATTAAGGACTGTAAAAATGGCTAATACAATAGACCAAGCCTTTATAAAGCAGTTTGAAACTGAAGTTCACATGGCGTATCAGCGTATGGGTTCCAAGCTACGGAATACTATTCGCTCTACAAATGTGTCAGGTTCAACTGCACGATTCCAGAAAATAGGCACTGGATCAGCTTCAACAAAAACTAGAAACGGTGATCTAAGTACAATGGAACTAGCTCACACTAATGTTGAAGTAACAATGTCAGATCACTATGCTGCTGAACTTATCGACAAACTTGACGAGTTGAAAATAAATATCAACGAACGTCAGGCTGTTGCTCAGTCTGCGGCAGGTGCGCTTGGACGTAAGACTGATGAGATTATTATTACTGCTATGGATGCAGGTGCTAACTCTACTCAGATTGCAGATACAAGTGGCGCATTAGCAAAAGCTGACCTACTTACATTGTTTGAAACAATGGGTACTGCTGATATTCCAGAAGATGGACAGCGTTATATCGCAATGTCTCCTGCTGGTTACGCTGACTTATTTAACATAAATGAGTTTGCATCATCAGACTTTGTTGGTCCGCAAAACCTACCATTTGCAGGTGGTATGACAATGAAAGAGTTCTTGGGCTTCAAGATCTTTTCAACGTCTGCTGTAGCAGGAGGTAAGAACTTTGCTTATCACACAAGTGCTATGGGTATTGGTATTAACTCAGATGTATCAACTGAGGTAAACTATGTACCTATGAAAGT